AACACGAGGTTGCGCCAGGCCGAACGCCGAAGCAACCAGCGAGCCGCACTTGCCGCTGACCCACGCGAACCTGTGATGCAACCTCAAGTACATCAATGATGTCCCTCCATGAATTTCGCGGACGAGTTGCGATTGGCCTTGGGGGAGGGATTGCGCAGCAACAACCTTCGGTCGTGCAGCCGGTGGGCCGAACATCGACGGGTGATGGGGGCACCCTTTAACGGCAACTACGGCTTCCTGCGACATCCCTGGTGCCGGGAGATTCACGACAGCAAGGCGGCCTGGACGGTCGCCATGAAGGCCGCCCAGTTGGGCGTGACAGAGACGGGAATCAACCGGGCCTTCTTCACGCTCGACCAATCGAGGCGCGACGTGCTCTACGTCCTGCCGACGACCTTGAACGCGAGCGATTTTTCCAAGGCCCGCTTCGCCACCGCTCTGAAGCTCAGCCCGTATCTGAAAGACCTGTTCGTCGATACGAACACCGTGGGGCTGAAATCGACCGGCACCAACGTCCTGTACATCCGGGGGAGCCGTGGCGACAGCAACCTGAAGTCTATCCCGGTGTCCGAGTTGGTCTTGGACGAATTGGACGAGATGGACACCCATGCGGTGTGGCTGGCGTTGGAGCGGCTTTCGGGCCAGATCGAGAAGCACATCCTGGCGATCTCGACGCCGACCGTGCCGAAGTACGGCATCCACAAACTGTATCTGACCAGCACCCAGGAGCACTTTTGTTTCGAGTGCCCGCATTGCGGCCGAGGGACCGAGTTGGTTTGGCCGGATTGCGTGGAGATCATCGGTGAGTCGGTCAACGACCCCCGCTGCCAGGAATCGTTCCTCAAGTGCAAGGAGTGCAAGCACAAGCTGGACCACGAGGCCAAGCCGGAGTTCCTGGCCGGCGGCAAGTGGCAGGCGACGGAGCCGAACGTCTCGGCGGAGGAGTCGCGGGGCTTTTACATCAATCAGCTTTACTCGTCCACGGTGACGCCGGGCGAGTTGGTGATTGCCTACCATCGCGGGCTGGGCGACGAGGCGGCGAATACCGAGTTTCATTGCAGCAAGCTGGGCGTGCCGTTCATCGGCGAGGGTGCCCAGGTCACGGACGAGATGATCGAAGCCTGCATCAAAGGGCACACGATCAACGATGCCCGGCCGCAGATCGGCGGCAGCCGCCTGATAACGATGGGCGTGGACCAGGGGAAGACGGGCTACATCTCGGTCGTGGACTGGTTGTTCGACAGGCACCCCGGCACCGACATCAATGGAGCGGCCATCGGCAAGCTGTTGTGGTTTGGCAAGTTCTCCGGCGAAGAGTGGGGGTATCTGGACGAGTTGATGCGAGAGTGGCAGGTTTTGGCCTGCGTGGTGGACGCGGACCCGTTCACCAACGACGCCCGCCGCTTCGCCAAAAAGTTTCACGGCTACGTGTGGCTGACCCGCTACCGGCGGGGGCGGACTGCCAAGGAAATCACCCTGAGTGAAGAGGAGACGGGTGCCCCCTTCGCCACGGTAGATAGGACGAACTGGCTCTCGTGTACTCTCGGTCGATTCAAGAGCAATCCGCCGCGCATCCTGCTGCCACGCGACATTTCGTTCGAGTATAGGGAGCATGTGAAAAACCTGGTGCGGACCTACAAGAAGGACGACACAGGCAACCTGGCCGCCGAGTACGTGAACACCGGGGCCGACCACTTTGCACATTCGCTGTGCTACGCCGACATCGGCCTGGCGTTGGCACCCATTTCGTCCGGCGGCGAAGACATCGGAAAAGTGACGTAACGAGGGTCAGTCATGCCTGACAGTGCAGTAATCAACCTGGTCGATAGCCGCCACCCCGGCTACCTGTCCGGCATGACGGACTGGCGTAAGTGGCGCTTGACCTATGACGGCGGCGACGAGTTCCGCGAAATCTACCTGGAGAAGTTCTCCGGGCGGGAAGACCAGGCGGAGTTCAATGCCCGCAAACAGGTGACGCCGGTTCCCCGGTTCGCTGGGGCGGCCATCAACGACATCAGGAACGCCATCTATCAGCGGATGCGGGACATCACGCGCAAGGGCGGCAGCAAGACGTATCAGAACGCAGTCAACGGCCTGAACCTCGGCGTGGACCGGCGCGGCTCGACTATGAACGCCTTTGTCGGTGTGAAGGTCTTGACGGAACTTCTGGTCATGGGACGGGTGGGCGTCTTCGTCGATGCCCCGTTGGTTTCGCCGAGTGCGACGCTGGCCAATACCGGTAACGTCGCGCCATATCTCTATCGTTACGACATCGAAGACATCCTTAGCTGGACCTGCTCGAAGCCAGAAGAGCCGAGCGAGTTTCAGGCGGTACTGCTGCGGGACACGGTGATGCAGTTCGACCAGAGCTACTTCCTGCCGACCGTGCAGGTGCAGCGGTATCGCTATCTGTGGATTGACCCGGATACCGGCAAGGTCAATTTGCAGTTCTACGACATTCAAGGATCGCCCGTCGATCAGCAGGGTCAGCCGGCCGGGGCGGTCGAGTTGGAACTGACCCGCATCCCGTTCGTGATGCTGGACATCGGCAACAGCTTGATTAAAGACGTGTGCGGCCACCAAATTGCCCTGCTCAATCTGGGTTCGAGCGACGTGAGCTACGCCCTGCGGAGCAACTTTCCGTTCTACATCGAGCAGAAGGACTTGCGCGCGGTGGGTGCCCACCTGAAGCAGGCCGCCACGGCGGACGGCACGGCCACCACCGGCGGCCAAGGCGCGGCCGAGACGGACATCAAGGTTGGGGCGACCCACGGCCGTTCCTACGACAAGGGGATGAATCCGCCGGCCTTCATCAACCCATCCGCCGAACCGCTGCGGGCCAGCTTGGAATTGCAAGCCACGCTCAAGCAGGACATCCGCGAACTGGTCAACCTGGCGGTCTCGGCGTTGGCGGTGCGGGCCTCGGCCGAGTCGAAGGTGATGGACAACCAGGGCCTCGAAGCCGGTCTGAGTTATATCGGCCTGTTGCTGGAAAGTGCCGAGCGACAGCTTTGCGAGCACTGGGCCGCCTACGAAGAGCGGGTGGTCTCGAAGCGGCAGGTTGCCACCATCAAGTACCCGGATCGCTACTCGCTCAAGACCGACGCCGACCGCATCAAGGAGGCGCAGGACTTGACGAAGCTGATGAACGCCGTGCCCGGCCGCAAAGTCAAGCGGGAATTGTCCAAGGGGATCGTGCAGGCGCTTTTGGGCGGCAAGGTCAGTGTGGACGACTTGGAGGCGATCAATCAAGAGATCGACAACGCACACTACACCAACAGCGACCCGCAGACGATCATCCTGGCGGCCCAGGCGGGACTGGTCGGCGAGAAGACGGGTTCCGTGGCCCTGGGCTTCGACGACGACGAATACCTGGCGGCCCGCAAGGACCACGCGGAGCGGCTGAAGGTTATCGCCGAGAGTCAGGGCATGAATGGAGGCGGCGGGGGCGCGGGCGGCGGCGACCCGGCGGCGCGGGGCGTCCCGGACCTTTCGGTCGATCCCAACGCCGGAGCCGAAGAGAAGGCGGCCAGCCGCAGTACCGATTTACGAGGCAGCACGGCCCCGCGCGTGCGCGGCCAGGGCCGCTTCACAGGAGAATGACCCATGTTCGTCGTTGAGGTTGCTCGTGAGTCCCAGCCGAGTTTTCGCGTCGGCAGCGGTACGGTCGGCACTGACGTGGTGCGCCTGGGCTGCGGGGACGCCCAACAGGCGGTGACGGTGGCGGCCAGCGACGGGACTTTCACTCTCGCCGTGGGTGGTGCGGTGACGGCCGCGATCGCGCTAAGTGCGGCGGCGGCCGACGTACAGGCGGCCTTGGAGGCGGTTGTCGGCAGCGGCAACGTCGCCGTGTCGGGCAGCGCTGGCGGCCCGTGGACGGTGAGCTTCAAGAACGCCCAGGGCGGCCAGCCGCAGCCGGCGATGGTCGCCGATGCGAGCAAGCTGACGGCCGCCAACGCCCAGCAGACCGTGACCGTCACGGCCACCGGCGGCCACTTCACCCTTTCTTTGGGTGGCGAGACGACGGTGAACATTGCGTACAACGCCGCCGCTACGGATGTTCAGGCCGCCTTGGAGGCCCTGGTCGCCGTGGGGACCGGCAACGTGGCCGTCACCGGCAGTGCCGGCGGCCCGTGGACCGTGGAATTCAAGGGTGCCCTGGCCGGGCAGCCTGTGGCGGTGATGGCGGCAACGGACGTGGACCTGGCGGGCACGGGCCATGCAGTGGCCGTTGCCGTCGCTCAGGCCGGCGGCGCGGCGGTCTCCGTGGCCATTGTTGCGCCGGGTCACGACGTTGGCGGCGAGGTCAAGAAGTACGTGGTCGTCCGGGCGAACGGGGCCAATACCGGCATCATCCTGATCGGAACCACCGTGTCCAACGTTGGCGATGGATTCATCCTCTCGGCCGGTCAGGTCACTCCGCCGATCTACGTGGACCAATTGAACAAGGTCTACCTGAAGGGCGGGGCGGCGGATCAGGGATACTCGTGGATCGCTTGCTAAGGGTGGGCAATGGCGCTCAATTTCGATTACTACGGCAAGGCGGATGGCGACACGCCGACCGAGCGCATCGCCGAGGCGACGAGCTACTTTGCGCAGCGGCTCCATGAGACGGCATGGTCGGCCGCCAGTGATGCCGACTGCGAGAAGGCCCTGATCGCCGCCCGAGGGATCATCGACGCCTTGAACTACAAAGGCATCAAACACAGCGTTTATACGCTCTGCGGCTCTTCGGACACGACCGGCGTGGCGTTGGAGAACATCCAGGCCGCCGAGGCGAGTCAGCCCTTGGAGTTTCCGCGCGGCGAAGACACCGAGGTGCCCGAGGCCATCCGCATCGCCGAGTACGAGATCGCTTACGCCCTGCTGGATGGCAAAGACCCTGAACTGGAATTGGAGAATCTGGCCATCAGTGCGATGGGCTACGGCACGGTCAAGACGACTTACGAGCGTGCGCAACTGCCCATCGAGCACATCATCAACTTGGTGCCGAGTTCCGTCGCCTGGCGGCTCTTGAAGCCCTTCTTGCGCGACTCGGATGCCTTGCATCTGTCACGAATGAGCTAGGCCGTGTGTCCTGGCTCCCTTTCACCGGCACCTTCGCCGGGTCAGACGCCGCCAAAAAACCGAATAGGTGGACAGTCTGCTATTTGTTCCATTCGGGCTTAGGAATGTTCGCATGTTCCGATCTCTGTATCTGTCTCGTCCGTGGGTGTCGTGTTTCGAGGGTGAGGGCGGCGCTGCTGACGGTGCCGTGGCCGGCGCAGGCGCGGGGGCGGGCGCAGGCGCAGGTGCCGCTGCGGGGGCTGGCGCGAGTGCTGGCGCGAGCGCGGGTGCCGCTGCGGCAGCCGGCGATTCGCGATTCACGCAAGACGACCTGAACCGCTTCCTGGCGGAAGACCGCCGCAAGCACCAGGTCCAGTTGCAGAAGATGGAGTCGCAGCTCAACGAACTGGCCAAGAGCAAGAGCCTGACTGAGCAGGAGCGTCAGACGTTGAAGGAGAACCTGGACACCATCGCGGGCCAGTTGCGCACGAAAGAGCAGCAGTTGACCTTGGAGAAGCGCCAGTTGGAGGAGCAGTACCAGACGAAGGTTCAGGACGCTGAGAAGAAGTCGCAGGTGTGGGAAGCCCTGTTCCGGGACTCCACCATCGACCGCTCGCTGCAAGACGCCGCGGTAAAGCACGAGGCGTTCAACCCCGCGCAGCTCGTCACACAACTGCGGCCCTGGACACGGGTGATCGAGGTGATGGATGAGAAGACGGGCAAGCCCACCGGGAAGTACAAGCCGGTGGTGGACATGCCCGACGTGGACGCCACCACCAACGAGCAAGCGATTATGACCCGTTCGCCCGAGGAGGCCGTGAAGCGCATGAAGGAGATGCCCGAGCAATGGGGCAACCTCTTCAGGTCGAACGTCGTGTCAGGCATCGGTTCGAGTTCGGCCACCGGCGGCCTCATGCCGGGTCAAGGCGGCAAGATCGACGTGCGGAAGTTGACTCCCACGCAGTATCGGGAAATCCGGGAGAAGAACCCTGAATTGCTCGGATTGGCCCCCAAGCGCCGCTAGAAACCTCTCAGGGGTCGGTGAAACGTCGCTTCGGGCGGCTGACTGGTCACGGTGACTATCCAGCGCCTTTGAGCAGAATCAATCCAACAGCTTTGGAGAACAACGATGAATCGTCTCTACCTCAGCCAGCCCTTCGTGGCTTGCTACGACAACAACCTGGACGCCTACATCCCCGAGTTGTGGGCGCAAGAGGGCCTGGCCATCCTCGAAGAGAACATGGTCATGGCGAACCTCGTCCACCGCGATTTCGAGAACCAGATCGCCAAGTTCGGCGACGTGGTGAACACGCGCAAGCCGGGCGAGTTCAGGGTCCGCCGCAAGGTGGATGG